TATTATTTCTTGGACTTGATGCACCTGCATTCCAAGTATATGTTTTACCATTATGAATTGTTGCAACTAATATTTCTCCAAAGTTGTCAAGACTCCAGATGCCTGGATCCAGGATCACGTTACTTGTAGTTCTAGCTGTTCCCCATGTTGAATCACCCCATAGGTATGTTCCCCACCCATAACCAGCAGTTTGAAATGTTGGACCTATAATTACATATGGAAGTATTTCTGCTGAACCTGTTCCAGAGGTTGTGGCTGCAGAGTTAGTAGGCATTATAATATCAAATGCATTTGCAGTTACATTTGATATCTCAAATGTGTTTTCTGTAAAATCAGTTGTAGCGTATCCTGAACCCGTTGGCACTGTTACAGAATCAAATGTAATATATCTTCCGGCACTTAAACCATGTGAAGTTTTATTAACAGTCACTGTTGGTGAACCGGTTGATGCATCAAAATCAGCTCCGGTAATAGCTGTATCTAATGGAGTAATGTCATAAAACTTTTCACCATAGTATAAAAACAAACCTTGTGATGTACCTATTGCTGCATACTTTTCACCTGCTAAAGATGTCCATGTATGTTGTGCTCTAGCTGCACCTGGAAGAGTTTTATTATCAATAGTTAGTTGTTCCCAACCACCTATTTTTTCTGGTAGCCCGTATCTAAATCTAATAAAATCACCATCAGTCCACTGAGACTCGGCTCCTGATTGCGTTATCTGTTTATTAAAACCTGGTTTAAATTGAATTTTTTGTAGCATAGTAGCCTTGTTTTATCATCCCTTGAAATTACATGCAACACTAATACGTTCGCAATCGGACCTCTTTGTGGAGTATATTCATGAAAGTTTAGCAAACGAATCGTCTTGACCCAAATCTCCTATAGGTATTAAGTTAAAAGCTATACAGTATCTTACTACGTCTGAATTATGATTTAACAATACTTTATGGTGTAGTTCACTAGGAAAAAATATCACCGTGTTTATTTGTGGATTAATAGTAATTTCATTCATATTGTATTCATTGTCACTTTCTACTCTTAAAACAAATCTTTTATCTGAAAAGTCTTCAAAAGAAATACCACCACAATTCTTATCAATTTTAGAATAGTATACTCCACTATACATACAGTTGTGATGATTATGAAAATGTGAAGACTGTCCTTTTACACTTTTAGATAACCAAGAAGTAGTTATTTTAAAATCGTTATAAGTGTATTTTAAAACTTCATTTTTAAAATAGTTAAACTCTTTCATAATTAAATTAGTTAGGTGTGGAAAATTTTTTAATATTTGTTTATCTACAGAGGTAGTGTTCATTTTATCTGGATCGTCTTTGTGTTTTTCCGTGTAATATTGTGATGAAGGTAAAGTTCTTTGCAAATCTAATATACGATTAATACTAAAGACAGAGTCCCCTTCTATTGTATTTATATATATTGTCTTTGGAAATAATTTTATTATTTTCATTTTGTATATAAATCTACAGTTTTTACTTTTTTCCCATCTTGATATTTATATAATCTTTTTTTACAAAAATTATCTGGTAAACCTAAATGTGGTCTAGCATCATATTTATTATCATTTTCATTTGCGTGTTCTACAGTATTATAATGAAAAAATACTTGTCCACATATCTCTCCTTCAAAAGGTTCTCTCCAGTGTTCTAAGTCAGTTCCTATATAAGCAACCATATCTCCAGGCTCTAAGTCTATTTGCATACCTTTAGTAAACTCTGATTTATAACCACTTGGATCTTTTATGCCTTTTGTTGGATCGGGCTCAATAAAGATAGGCCAAGAATCGCCACCTAAATTTAATGTTGTAGATATCTGACATGAGTATCTATCTTTATGTCTTTTTAATTCATCACCTTTTTTATATAATCTTGCAAAACTGTATTGTTCAATTAATTTTAATCCTGTTTTTTCCATAACTAAAGGTTTTAATTCTTCTAATAAAGTATCAAAAGCTACGTCCCCGTAAGTTATATATGTGTTTTTAATTTGAGGACATCTCCAAGTCCCCCATTCAGTTGCATACGGAGATAACCATTTTTCACTAAACATTGTTTTTGCAACTTCTCTTTTTAATTTAAAATACCTAAATAAAAAATCAGCCTTTTCTTTAGATATTGCATTTTTAATAACTATATAATTTTTTTCTTTAAACATATTTTCTCCTACTTAAATGGTTTACCTAAATTCCACATTACTAAAGAATACCTAACTCCTTTTGTAACAGGTCGTACCCTATGATGTATGTGAGATGGAAAAACAATCACAGTCCCTTTTTCAAAAGATTTTTCAGATATAAATGTTTCTAAAGGAGATTTATCAGATAGTCTAGGCTGAAATTCTAATTCTCCTCCTTCGTAATCTTCTCCGTCAGATAGTTGCACTGTTACTGAAAGTTTTCTTATCTTACCGTGACTATTTGGTTCATTAGGTTTGTTGTATGGCCTATCAAAAGAATCCATATGCCAATCATAAAATTGACCCTCTTTATATTTTGTAAATTGTATTTCTTCAGACCAATCCCAATCAAAATTCCAACCTGCTTCAACGTTTGCCATGTGAACATGGGGTTGAATATGTCTATAGATCCAAGTTTCATTTAACCAAACTACGTCTGAGTTTCTTAAAACTTTTAAATCTTTAATGTCTTTTTGAGTAAGATCTTCTATTTTTTTTCCATCTGTAAAACCTGTTCTAGCCATGGTCTCCTGTTTATTTTGTGAAAACTTTATAATTTCATCACAAATATGATGAGGAACTCCATTAGGATAACAAAAATAAAAATGTCTTAAATTCATTTGGTTATTAGTTTATTTACCTCTGGAAAGTAAATATGGTTTAAATTGCTTTTTACAAAAAATTCTTTCATATCTTCTATTGTCTCTACTAAAACTTCTCCCGGTAAATTTAAACTAGTGTTTAATAAAACTGGAATCTCTGTTAGTTTTTCAAACGATTTAAGTAAATTATAATAATGCATATTATCTTTTTTTGCAACTGTCTGTATTCTAGACTTACCGTCTATTGCTAATCCAGCTTTTAAAATACCTTCTTTTTGTTTTTTTAAATCAAAAACGTACATCATATGTGGAGATTTTTTTATGGTCATATCAAACCATTCCTCTGCTTTTTCCTCTAATATAGAGCAGGCAAATGGTCTAAACCATTCTCTCTTTTTTATATCGTTTAATTTATCGTGAGCTTGTTTATGTAAAGGACTCATAAGCAAAGATCTATTACCTAAGCCTCGTTGCCCTTGTTCACTTCTAGATTGAAATATTGCTACGGGTTCTTTTAATAAAATTTTTGATACTTCGTCTGGACCTGCATCTATAGTTTTGTATTTTAAAAAAGGACTCACATCTATTTCTTGTGGTATTCCTAAATATATTTCTTTGTTTATTATTTTGTTATTTAAAAAATAATTAACTGCACCTAGACTTAAACCAAAGTCCCCATTAAACGGATCACAAAAAACAGTATTAAATTGTGGTATTAATTTTGAATTATACAAAACATTTTGAGCACATCCTCCTGTAAATAAAACTGACTCTGTTATATTCCATTTTTTAATTAACAAATTCATATCGTGTTCAAATTTAAATTGTATTATTTTTGGTCTGTTATCATGTAAACTCCAAGCCATAGTTTTTCCACACTCTAAAGGATGTTCAAAAAATTCTCCTGTAAAATGTTCATAGGCAAGTCCTATTTTATTTGATTCTGTTTTTACTCTTTCACCAAAATTAAATAAACTTTCTCTCTCTATTATCTCTTTATATTTAGATCCTGTCCCATCACACACTAAAATATTTTTTATATTTTGATTCCATGTTAAGGCACAGTAAGCATGAAATAAATGATGGTGTTCCTCTCCGTAATAATGAACGTCTATACTTCTTAATTTTCTACTATTCATAAGTATGTCGTCCCACATTCCCATCGCATGAAAATTAGAGTGAGATATAATTATTTTATCTATTTTTAATTTTTCTAGTTCTTCAATTAATTTTTTAACTGGAAAAGAATAATGTTTAAAACGATTGTATCTATCTATTTGTGTGTGAAATACAATTTCATTATTTTTTACATATGTAACACATCCATCGTGTGAAGCATATATTGATAAAATATTCATTAAACTAAATTAAAAGAGAAAGATATTCTTTTATTTTTATTTAAATTAGGACCTACCTCATGTTTTAAAAAAGAAGGAAAGATAACCACCATTTTATTTTCTGGCTCTACTCTGTGTTTACCACAATTAAAATCATTAAACTCTATTAAATCTTCATCTTTAAAAAAATGTTGAGTTTCAGAAGGGTTTGAAAAAATTAAATCTCCACAATTTTCAGGAGCATTTGTGTAGAATACACCAGATAGTTTACATTGTGAATGATCGTGTAAAACATTACTATCTTTTGTGCTATTTACATTCAACCATAAATTAGTCATTTTAAGTTTATTTTTAAATTGAAAATATCCAGTGTAAGATCT